CAAGGCCATTAACATCATCTGAAAAGAAACAATCTACTTTTGTCCCTTGAAAAGGTGGACTATCAGAATCTTCCCTATCCGTTAAAACAGTTAATTTTGGTAATACTTCTGGAACTGTTTGAATCATTGTAATAGAAGCATCACCAGAACTCAAACGGCCTCCATCATCTCTAAATTTTAAGTGGTATGTGCCATTAACAATATTTGGCACAATCGACTCGCTGACGTTTCCAGAAAGTGCGGGCAAAACGTCAACTGAATTTGTAAAAGTTGATCCAGAGGTAAGATTAGAACTGCGGATAACTACGTTTCCACCATGCACAACGTCTACATCTGTAGATTTATCAAAACGAAGTCTTACAAATTGGTCTGATAAAGGTTCTATCCTTAAGTTTTGTACATCAGCAGGTAAAGCAGTTTTTCCTACAGTAGTAACAGTTATTGAAGTTGGCTGTGTGCTAGGTTTTCCTAAAGCATTGTAACTAAAAACTCTTATTTCATAAGATCCTAAAAGCGTCTCAAAAATTGTGAAATCTGGTCTAGAAATTTTTTCTGATATAAAGTTTTCATTTTTGAATCTATATTGAACCATATATTCAGTAACCCCAGAGACAGGTTGCCATTGAATAAATAATTTAGATACTGCACGATTATTTAAAACGACAATTTTTTCTGTGGCTTGCAAACTACTTGGTGGTAGCTTTAAAGCAGTCAGCGTTGATATAGTCCTTGATTGTAAAGTAGACCCATCTTCAACAAAACTATATTTTGAAGGATTATGAGCAACAGCCTGTATTTCGTATTCAAGCTGATTTACTTCTTTTACAGAAAAGACTCTAAAAGTTTGTAAAGATAAAGATGTATTTTCAATAACCCAAACAGAGTTTGCTTGAGGAACAGATGAAAATGCAGAAGAAACTGTGATTGTTGTTCCAGAAATAGTTGATATTGTTTTTGTTTCAAGAGTGCCGTCTGACAATATGACAGATAGTGTTGCTGAGTCAGAGGTTACTAAATCAGTATTATTAGAATCATCTACTACTATTTGAGTTGTTGATACACCTGTTTTAATCCTTCCACCTCTTCTAACCCCCGCCCTCATAGGGTCTTGCACAGATATAATTGTTCCAACTCTTACTATTGTTCCTGATTCTATTGAAGTCTTAAATGAACAAATCTCAGCCTCATTAGACTGTGTGTACAAAAACCATTTTCCAAGTCTTGCAGCTTGACCTCTTGAGGTAGTCGCAAATCCTTTTAAATTTCTTACAACAACACCATATTTAGCTTGAAGTGCAGTATCTTCTACAGTTTCATAATCTATGGATTGAGTTTCATTATCGAAATATCCAACATTAACAACAGTTGCTTTTGTTGATTTACTTGCGTTTGAATACGAGAATCCTTCTGCTGTTACATTGCTGAGATTATATATATAACTTGGATCTGTTGGTCGATCTTGAGAAATATTTATAACCCCTGCACTATAAAAAGGCATTACTCTCATTACAGAGGAAAGATCATTTATTAAAGAATATGCGTCACGCTGGGTATTTAAAACTACGTTTGTTGAGAACCTTGCCTCTGTCCCTCCAAATCCATCATCTATTTGCTCAGAGCAATAAACTGAAGCTGAATAAAAACTGTAAACATCTAACTGTGTTGAGTCTATGTGATCTCCAAAACCTTTTGATGTAGTGAGTAGGTCATACAAAACCCATGCAGGATCATTGGAATATTCTTTGTCAGTTTTAAAAGTTCCATTAAATGTACCGCTATAACTTATAGATCCATCAGCCCTGACAGTTCCATTGTGCGGTATGGAGATAAGAGTTCCCCTGACCCTATACATACGAGTAGGGACGGAAGGAAAAGTTTCAGCATCAAAGCGTAAGGCAACATGAGCCGAATTAGCATAAGGTCTTGACTCATTTATTATTTCTGTAAAAGATGACCACTGAAAGCTATCATTTAAAAATGAATCAGTGCTGTCATCAGTTGTTCTGTTAACTCTAATAGTAACTGGAAAGCTAGTGCCAGAAGGAAGATTTATTTTATAATCTCTAAAATATGTGCTTGCTGCCCTACCTTGTACAGTATCTGATATAACAGTTTGTGTAGTACCATCATTTTCTATCGTTTGAATTGTAAGAGCTACTTCAGCACCATTAATGTCTCCATTATCTTCAAATTTTTGTAGTTGCGGAAAAGCAATAGTCACTCTTACTGCATCAATATTAGTATCTGTAATTGATCTTGAAACAGGAGAATCTTTTGTAACTGTTACAGCAACAGCCGTTTCTGATTCACTTTCGGAAATGCCAGCAATAGCAGTTTGATCTGAAGTGCCAAATCTAGGCTCAAAGGTTATATTTTGAAAATTAAAATCAGTGCTATCTGGACTTGTACCAGCAGCTTGTTGTAATACTTGAGTCCCATTAAGAAATACGTCTTTAAGACTACTTGTGTTATATTCTGTTGAACCTTGTGAGCCAGTAGCAGAAGGAAATCCTGATATAACTCCTTCAGAGATCAGATCTATTAAAGTTTGAAACTGCTTTGATGCCAGTGAGTCTGCTGGCAAGTCTGGTCTAGTAATCCCTGCAAGAGCGTGTAAGGGACTTTCAAAATCACCAGCAGTTGTTAAAGATGCCGAACCCATTATGTTGCTGTTCCCTCCACTTGAACTGTATCAATACCAGAGCTAATTACAATAGATCCTGTGAATACCTGTCCGTAAATAATTGGAACTGCAACACCAGCCCGAGTGGTATTAGTGATTGAATTAAATCCAAAGTTTACCTGTACATTAGGGTCATTATCAGACAATGAATCAGCAGCGTTAAAGTTTGGTACTTGTGGAGTTGGTGCAATGATACTTGTAACTCCATCAATAAGCATTGAAGTACCGATAGCAGTTAATCCACTAGCAACCACACCACCTATAGCAGTTGCAAAAAATCCAGCAGTAGCAGCACCAGCAGCGGCACCTCCAGCAGTTAATAATCCACCTAAAACAACACCTTTTGCACCAACAGCAACTGGAATTATTTTTATATCACCATTACCTTTTATCTCTAACAAATCCTCTGTTATTTCCAAATCTCCCATCTTTACTTTATAAAGCTGATTAGTCATGTGATTTTCTACCTCTGGAAAGTTTGCAATCAAAAAAGCAAAAGCCTGTCTAGGATTATTAACAGCAACTTCAAAATGTGATTGACCTAAAAATTGTCTTAGCCTTCCATAAACTGTAAGTTTTCTAAGCTGCATATCTAAAAACTTTTTTTGTGGCTTGTATATATCTTAAATCATAAATCTCTCTACAACTCAACTGTTTTATGTTGTGATGAAAAATAGTTTGATTGCCAATATACAAAGCAACATGATTAAGTTTTTCTTCTGCTCCTTCCATTAACAAAACGTCATTTTCTTGTATATCATCTTTATTTACTTCTTTGAATCCAGATCCTGTTAATACTTTTTCAAAGTATGGATCATTTGCAAATGTTTTTAAGTTTTTTGGTCTAGGCCAAAATTTTAATTTTATTTGTTTTTTTTCTAAAAAATAATCTGTAATTAGTGACCAGCAATCATGCTTGCCCCAAATCCATGTCCTTCCGAAAAGTCCAGACTTATATCCACTAGGCTTAAAACTGTACCAATCTTTATGCTCAACGCTGTATATATAAAAAGGCAGTCCCAAATGCTCACAAGATGCTTTATCAGCATTTGATGGCAAGGCAGACCCATAAGTGTGTGAATGAACTATACCAATAAGCTCTCCTTGATCCTCACATTCAGCCCATGAGTCAGGACATATTACAAAATATTCGTCAGGTGCTTCTGATAGGTTCTCACAAGGCCAGAAAGTTTCTTTACCCTTAATAATCGCTAACAAACCGCATGACTCTTTAGGAAGGCAATCAACAGCATATTCAGCAGCTTTATCTTTCCAATTCATTTGAAAGTACCAACAGAGGGAAAATCTTTTCTTGTAACTTGTCGTTTTGGCGCACGGATATTCTCAAGATCCAAAGCAGAAACACACTCAAACTGTACAACTTCTCTATTTTCTACAATTTTTTTATCAATAAAATAAATTTCTTGTGGTAGTTCTGTAGAACTAGATGGTGTCCCGAATGGATTTTGATTTGATGGAAAGTTTGCAGCGTCTAAAAACTGAGCCATTGTTCTATGTCTGATTAATTTTGCACCCTGTAGATCGTTGAATGGAGTTGTAGCATTTGCTGTTGCCATTAATGCTGTAATAGTTCCTAAAACATTAGAAACTGTAAGTGTTGGTCTTGGTAAAGTTCCCCTGCCTACATACTCGAAACCTTCTGCTATTACAGGAAACTTTGTATATGTATTGCCTTGCCAAATTATATTTGCATTACTGTTCATGCCAACACCAGAATGAAACCTTGTAACATCAGTTGACCCATGAAGTGCAGACACTAAAGTTATTGAGTAAAGTTCAATAATTGATTTATTTGATAGTGATTGAAGCTCTGCGGTAGGTATTGCCATCAGGGTTCAAATACTTCTCTAAAAGTACAGTTTA